ATATCTGGAAGAACTACAACGACGGAATCCAGACTCTCTGCACGAATCTCAAAGCTCTCGACAAAACCGTCATCATTACGGGGCTCGAAGAAATTGTCCCCATTCAGGGCCTCGACGGCAGCATGACTACGCGGCGCCGCCTGTATGTCCAAGGTAAAGAGTGGGCAAACAAAGGCATCGAGTCAGAGTGTCTCGCCGTGTGGTCCGTCTACGCGAAGAAAGAGAAAGGTAGCGACACGATCAACTACTTCTTCGCCACGCAGACCGATGGCGTCACCACGGCAAAGACCCCAATCTTCTGGGGTCTTCCGAATCCGATGGAGAATTGCGTAGTCAAGGCGCTGAATAAAGTCGCCGCCGAGCTAGCTAAGCCATAAGAAAATGACTTCCTCAATTACGAACAGTGATTGTTTGGAATATATCAAGACGCTGCCCGACAACAGCGTCGATCTTGTTCTGACAGATCCACCTTACGCCATCGGATTCGACGGCGGCAAGGGCTGGGATTCTCAATGGGCCACAGAAGAAGCTTATCTCAAGTGGTGTCATAGTTGGTCGCGCGAATGTGTCAGAGTTCTCAAGCCCCGCCGGATGTTTGTCGTATGGGGAACGCTCAAGACTGACACGTTTCTAAAGTATAAACTCGATCTCTCATCCTTTCCCGAGATCCAATCACAGAACGAACTTATCTGGTCCTATAACTGGGGCGGCCGCATAAAGAATAACTTTGCGCGCAAACACGAATACGCTTGGTGCTACAGCAAAGGCGACGTATTCCTATTCAACGACGACGACATTCGCGTGGAGCGCAAGATGAAAGTCAACATGCGCACCGGCGAAGACTTCACGCAAGGAACCATTCCTACGTGTGTCTGGGAAAAGAACAACCACACAACCTCGAAAGATTTTTGCGGCTGGCATCCGACCACAAAAAACCTCGAAGTTCTCGAGCGGATAATCCGCGCATATACAAACCCCAACGATATTGTGCTCGATATCTTTATGGGCTCTGGATCAACCGCAATCGCGGCCGAGCGCTGTGGCCGCCGATACTTAGGCTCTGAACGCGATAAAGAATACTATCAGAAATCTCTCGAAAGAATCGAACAACTGCGCCGCAAAGCGCCGACGTTCAACATAACCGCAGAATAATTGGCCCAACAAAAGCTTCCTCCGATTGTCGGAGAAAAACAAAAAACAAAATAACAAAACAAAATGAAAAAAGGTACTGAAGTCAAGCTCGGATTCATCCCCGCCAACGTCTATAAGGTTCTCGTCCACAAGACCGAGACTCGCCAGAGCAGCAAGGGATTCAAGATGGTTGTCTGTGAGTGCGAGATCGTGGCGCCCGAGACTGCCACCGCCGCCGGCACCACCTATAAGACCCTCGGCGCGAAGGGCAACATGTATATCATGCTCGAGAACAAGAACGGCGTCGATAGCGCGCTCGAGCTTCTCGCCACGCCGCTGCAGACCATTGGTCTGTATGACGGTCTGCCCGACGACTACTCCGACGTGGACGTGTCCGAGGCGCTCAAGACCCTGCAAGGTCAGGCCTTCAACATGCTCGTGCAGTCGCAGCCGGAGTATGTCACCGACGATCCAGCCAACGCTCGCGATCTCAAGTTCGCCAAGCGCGACGAGAACGGCGAGGCTATCATCAAGCGCTACAACACCCAGTTTGACTTCTCTCAAGTCAAGGGCGCTGCGGCTCCTCTGGCCGACAACTTCTAAGTTTCTGAAAGGAGTGGTTGCCTGACAGAAACACGCGCCTCTTAGAAAGATAGCGAGACTTTCTAAGAGGTTTTCTTTCCTCACTAAGCATATCCCAACTCGACCCGCTGGCAGACCGGAAATAGTCTGCCTTTTCTTTTCTCTGTAAATAACCACCACAATGATAGCCCTCGTTCTACATGGACCCTCGCGCTTTGATAAAGAGAATAACGGAATACTTCTTGGCCCTGCTGGTGATTTCGTTCGTACTGTTCTGGCTGCTCACGCCATTGACTTGGATAATCCAAATGATGTCTTCGTCACCTTCGCCGACGATTTCTTCAAAGGCGCAAACAAACCAAGTGGAATCAACAAGATCATATTTGCGGGATCTAAAAGCTTGGATTATCTACCAGCAGCTAAAGGAAAAACCCTAGACGCTTTTCGCGGCGTCGTCTATACTTCAACAAATAAAACCCAATACATCGTTACCTACTGGCCCCAAGACTGTGTCGACGCGTGGGCTATGGAAGACGCTCTCGAAGGCGAAGGCGACGGCGAAGACATCCTAGATAAGGATGACGGCAAAAGCACCTCGCCGACGAAGCGATCTAACTACAGCTTTTGGTTCTCACAAGACATCAAGAAACTACTAACATATGACTCCGCAGAAAAAGTTCAATCTGAATTTTACCCCATCTACGCAACCCGCAGCGAAGAAGCCTGTCGAGTCTTCGACTACGACGGCCCCATCTTCCTCGACATCGAGACGCACCCTAAAACCAACACACTCACCTGCTTGGCAATTGCCTGTGGTAACTCGCCGGTCTACTCTATACCTGTGTATGATTGGGGTGGTAATCTTAACGTGGGTGTTGTATTCTTTGCGCGTCTCATTCGGGAGATGAAGCGCCGCCGGGTCGTCATACACAACGCGCTCTTTGATCTCTGCTTTCTCGCCGCCTTCTACAAGATTCCGTTCGGCTCTGATATCTACGATACAATGGTCGCCGGGCATCGCATCTTTCCGGAGGCCGAGAAGTCTCTCGCGCATCAGGCCACACTATTCTCCAACCGCCCGTTTCACAAAGATGAAGCAGGAAACTTTGATCCTAGAAATCGAGCACAATTTGAGCAGCTCCGCGCTTACAACGTTAAAGACGTTATTGTCCTCCGAGAGATTTACTATGGTCAAATTGAGCTCATTAAGCACGACAGCGGACTTCAAGATTCGGTCGATCAAGCTTCTCGATCGCTCCCAGATTACGCCTTTATGTCCCTGCACGGGATGCACTTCGACCCCGTCAAGCGGGGCTATATCGTAAGGCGCTGCGAGGAGCGCTATAAGCAGCTCGCGCGGGTGCTCAAGATCCTCGTGGGCTTCGACCTCAATCCCGGCAGTCCGGATCAAGTCGTGAAGTATCTGCACACCCAGATGCGATATAAGCCCGAGAAGACCACAGACAAAGGCGCGCCCTCTGTCGCCGGGGATGCCTTGTATAAAATCAAACTCAAGCATCCGAAGAACGTCGCCATTGATGTAATCTTTGAGATGCGTCGTATGGTAAAGTTGAAAGGTATGTTAGGATTTCAGCAGTGGATTTGGGAATATTAATTTATAACAAAATGAAAGACTCAACAATCGCAGCCTCCTTTATGCGCGCCGCCGTGCATAATCCAGCAAAGTTCGGTCACTCTATCTCGATGCCAAAGCTCAACGGCTTGAGGTGTATGTTTATCCCCGGCCGGGGATTTTACTCACGCGATGGCAAACGATGGAACGACGCTGTTCTCGCTCATATCGTCCCGCCCACGACGGATTATATCATCGACGGCGAGTTGTATTGTCACGGCATGAGCTTGCAGCAGATCAATAGTGCCGTGGGTGTGAATCGCATTGAACCTGGAGATAACGCACAGTGGATCGTATTCTTCGCATTTGATCTCGTTGAGCCTAAGTTCAATGCCCTCACACGGATGCTCTTACTTGATAAAGTCTACAGTGACAATTTCAAAAAGATTGAATCCTCCAGAGTCGTCCCGTGGGAAATCTGCAAGACCCGTATTGAACTCGATCGCTGCTATGAAAACTACGTCGACACCAATTACGAAGGCCAAATGATCAAAAGCGTCTTCGGATCCTATATGCCGCAGGGCGCAAAGGAACGCGCGACGATGAACCTGCAAAAGCGCAAGGCTTTTCTCGATGCAGAGTTTTCCTGTGTCGGAAGGGTGATATCTCAAGAAGGCAAGTGTGCTGGAAAGCTGGGCGCCCTGAAATTCGTCACGCCAAAAGGCGTAGCGTTCGAAGTCGGCACGGGCTTTACGGATGAAGAGCGTGAGGAGTTTATCCGCGAAGACTTCGACTTCCGCCGCAAAGCCACGATCAAATATCTCAATCTCACCGACGACGGCCTCCCGTTCAATGCGTCGTTTGTGGGGTGGAGAGAGGATGTTTAACATGCCTACTCCACACATCCACTGTCTCACCTCTCTCAAGGTCGCCGGCACCGGTTCTTTCCGCCTCGCCTCTGGACAATTCCTCGGCACCTACGGAGCGAATCTACAGAACCCCGAC